ATCTATTGTTGCTGCCGCTGGCATTGCAAACATTTGAAAACCGTCTTGCCTTGGATTCATATCTTGTAAATCTGGCATGCCTTGTCTACCTCTTGGCATTCTATCTGGAAAAGGCATTTGTCTAAAAGGACCCATGCCTGGAGGTGGTCTAAAATTTTCCTCTGGGTCTGGTATTGGTCTAGGAGGTAAACCAAAATCAGGAGCTGGCAATGGCATCGGCATTGGACGTCTTGGTCCTGGATTAGGCATCGGTGTTGGCATAGGCATCGGTGCTGGTCTGCCTGGCATTGGTTGCATTCTATCAAGAACACTAGCCAAACGTGGCATCCTCATTCTAAATGTAGGTTCATTCATACCTACTGGTCCTGTGCCTTGTCCTGGCACAGTTCTTTTATTCATTATATCTCTACTTATAGCCATTACGAACTGCCTCCAAATATGTCGGGCAACTTGTTAACTGAAATTGCCACGTCGCGTTTAATATCTTCTTTTTTTGTGCTGGTTGCAGGGTTATTTACATCGTCCTCTGCCTCTTTTTCATCGGCATAAACTTTCCCTGTAGTTGCGTGCTTAATGACAGTAGTAGTTTCTACGTCAATCTTAGGAATTGATCTTCCTGCAATCACGGTAATGTCGTCTTTTATAGCCATTTTTTCTCCATTATGCAATAATTAACTTATCTCTAACACACTAAGAACAACATGTAAATCATTAGCGTTTTCTGCCTGTATCTTAATTATCTCAGATTCTTTTGCTACCAAAGGTGCAAGTGAACTAGTCGAAGAATCGGCAGAAACCTGGCTTGAATTACCTGCAGCCAAGAGCTCTTGTGTTGTTTTACTTTCTATATCTCTACTTAATTGTAGAGTGAAACTTGTGCTATCTGTATCTACCAAGTACAAAGATACTTCACAATTATTAGAAGTATCCACGTTAGCCACACGCACAGATTTTATTATAGCTGTCGTTTGTGCAGGAACTGTGTACAATGTTGTTAAGTTTGTAGTAGATAAAACTGCTTTATGATTTGTATATACGTTTGCCATTATGATAAAAACCAAGTTACAGCTTCAGATTCATCCCTAAGTGGTTCTGAAGTATACGTATTATTTAGTGCAAAAACTAATTGCTCTAACGTTTGAACCATCTGTGCCATTTGTGATTGATCATACTCTTCTCTTGCCTGTGGTAGTATAGGTATTGTTATCTTAGTCATTATCCACCTCTCATGCCATCTGGTTTACCATCAAATCTAATTGTCCCGTAACGCCATTTATCGTCAACAGCGTCACTAGACACGCGAAGTGCAAGTTGCCTACCTCGTATACGCGTATCTTTTTTCGTTGTGCTTGTTGTTACAGTAAAAGGTCCGTGTGTTCTTTGTGAAGCTGATGGATATGGTCTTGATTTTACCGTTATGTCTACCTCACCAACTTGATCTTTAAAATCAGGTATAAATCTAGATACAGATAAAAACTGATCACCATCGCCCACGTCAATATCACCTGACTCCACATGACAGTTCATTGCTGCACCGTCATCATTAACACCTTCTTCGTGTAAGTAAACAAAAGTTCTACCTTCTTTGACACCATTAATAGTTGATATTGTAGTGGTAGTATCACTTGCTTCAAATTCTGCTGCGTACGGATTTGAATACACACCACGATCTGCCCAAGAGCTACGTGCTAGTGTTCCTATATACCATATTTTTTCAGCATAATTGTATGTTACATTTCTATCTATTTGTGTAGAATTTTTGGATGGATAGAACCATATTACTTCATTAAAATCAGAATTAACTGCACAGAATACATCACCTAGTGCGTTATTGTTTATATCATCAAATACATAGTCCTGTACGCTGCACGGTATTTTTTTCACCGCACCATCAAATAAGAAAAAAGAATCATTACCCATCCAATAAGCAATACCGTTTACGTCTACTGCAGCATTAATACCTACAGCTCCACAGTTTGTACCTAGTTGTCTAAATCCAAAAGTAAAAGGTGGACCAATAAATTGCATTTGATACAAAGCAGTGTCAGTGTAAATTAATATAACACCCCTAGATCTAACAGCTGCATTTATTTGATTACCATCTGTAAGTCTTTGCGATCCAGCTGTGTTTGTTGCTGTTGGTGTCCATGTTGCAGGATCTTCTTGATCTGAAAAACGTATAAACATATTGTCTTGTGTAGATGATGTGCCTATCGTTGTTTCTGTTCCAAAACAAATTACGTGTCTGTCATCACCAGATACTAGCATAAATCTAGATTTAGTTGGTGCACCACTAACATTTGTTCTTGCTGCCAAGTTACCTGATAATCCACTTGATGTGTCCCAATAGTAAAGACTACCGTTAAACTGTTGTGCTAATACATCTTCACCCCAGTTGTCCAAAGACCATTTACCAGATTGTAGTAAAACACCGTCAGCACCTGTAAGACCTTCACGAGAGGTATCCCATGTTGATGCATTCCAAGTGCCAGCACCCCATCCGTATCCATATATAGACGTTGGCAGACCAGTGTTTATTTGATATGTGGCGTTTGCTGTAGCACCAGTTGCATCAGAACTGGCTGCAGCACCTGCAATTATCGTGTAAGTATTGTCACCAGTAACTGTTTGTATCTCAAATTCACCCTGTAAGTTTGCTGCTGATATGCCACCTACGGCACCACTTACACTAGCAATTGTAACAAAGTCACCTATTAATGCACCGTGATTAGAGTCAGTTACGATTACGGAAGTAGATCCGTTTGTTGTTTCAAATTGTGTTATGTTGCCTGTGCCTGTAGCACGTGTTGGTGTGATGTCAGCATAAGTGCCTTCTGAATACCCATATAGTTTTTTGTTTGTACCGTAGACCGCATAGTTTACACCTTTAAGATCTGAGTAAGTAAGAATGGCACGTGTTGCACCGAGTAAAGCATCGTTTGTTACTTTTTCCCAACCACCTATTTTTTCTGGTTGACCATAACGAAAACGAATATTATCACCATCTACCCATCTACCTTCTGCACCGTATTCGGTGTTTTGCTTATCTATGCCTGGGGCAATCTGTAGTTTAGTTAGTGGCATAGAATGGTATCCAGAAATCTGTGCCGTTTATGTTGACACGAATATGACCTGTTAGCGATCCTACACTTGTATCTGTGGTAATACTTTTTGTTTGATCCGATGCACTAGTGCCATCAAATCTTATAAATTCTTGATCTTCATCGCCTTGGTCTAATGTTAAAACTGCTACAGCACCTGATGCGTTTGCTTGGTCTATTGTTACAAATGCACTCGTTGGAGACGATGTGCCAAAACCTATTTTATCAGCAGAACCATCAGAAAAGAAAGCATGTGTTAGTGTGTTTGTTTCTATTCTAAAATCAAGAGAAGCACTAGAATCGTTAAATGTAAAGCTACCACCATCAAAGTCAACGTTACCAGTTGCTTTAATACCACCTACAACATCTAATTCAGTAGAAGGTGAGTTTGTTTTTATACCTACACGGTCATTACCAGCATCAGTAAAAAATAAGTTTGCATCACCGTTACCCTCAATTCTAAAATCAAGATCAGCAGATGACTCGTTAAATACGAATGTACCACCATCAAGTGATGTATTACCTGTTACATCTAATGTTCCGTTTGCTTTTATGTTACCAGCATCAGCTAGCACATCAAACATAGTAGAACCATCAGAATACAAAATATGTTTTGCGCCTTGCACAAGGTTGACAGCAGTTCCTCCTGCTGGTTTAAATCCTAGTGTATTACCACCGTGTGTAGTTGCATCATCAACAATATACCATGTTTCTACGGCTTCACACTGCATGGTTGTGTTACCAGATAGTGTGCCTGTTAATTTAATTATGGCGTTACTTTGTTCGTCAGTTGTAGATCCATTTGATGTAGCAAGTGAATCTGTTGTACTCGCAACAGCAATAGACACATAACCTTTAATCGCTGATTCTAATTTTTCTAAATTATTGTTTGTTTTAGTACCCCAAGATCCCGAGTTTTCACCGGTTGCTTGTAATTCTAAATTTAATGAACTTGAAAATGTTGATGCCATCTTATCTCCTTAATCTGTTGATCCTGGTTCTACGTCTGTATATGTTGCTGTCATACTATCATCTATTTCGCTCCAAATAAAGAAATCTGGTTCGCCAACAGATAATGATACCAGGTTTTGAAACGCTTCACCAAAAGCTGTTTCATCACCAATACTAAAAGTCATTTGTCCGGCTGTTGTCACGTCTATAGAAGCAGTGCCTGTAACAGTTTCTGTTCCAATAGAAAAAGTAGGACCTAAATCTGTTCCTGTTTGTGCAATAACAGCTGTTCCTGTTACGGATTCTAAATCATTAACACTAGAAGTCATAGCTATACCTGAAACAAAAGGTGATCCTACGTTTTGTACGCCACCTCCTCTAACAGAAGCTACCGCAAATTCAGCTATTGATCCGTGTCCTAATGGCATTAGCTAGTTGGTTGTGTCCATATAGAGTGTGTTAGTTGTCTATATGTTTCTTTTTTTGCATCAGTTTCTCTAGCCAACAATTCATCA